CCAGAAAAACGTATTTTTAAAATTGATATTGGTAATATTCCACCAAATGAAGTAGATGCATTTATGGAACAAATTATCAATAAGATGAAAAAAATTCCACACGTAGATCCACAAACTGGAAATTACAATTTAAAATTTAATCTTAATAACATGTTAGAAGATTATTATTTGCCAGTTCGTGGAGGCAATTCAACTACTGCAATTGATACATTACCTGGTATGACTTTTACCGGAATGGATGATATTACTTATATTAAAGATAAGATGATGGCTGCACTTAAAATTCCTAAACCATTTTTAGGATATGCAGAAGCAGTAGAAGGCAAAACAACATTAGCATCAATGGATATTCGTTTTGCTAGAACAATTGAACGTATTCAAAAAATAGTAACATCGGAATTATATAAAATTGCAATTGTACATTTATATACACAAGGTTTTGAAGGTGAAGATTTAGTTGGGTTTGAATTAGAATTAACAGCACCATCAATTATTTACGATCAACAAAAAGTTGCGTTAATGACTGAAAAGATGACACTTGCAACTGCAATGAAAGATTCAAAATTAGTTTCAGATAAATACATATATGAGTTTATATTTAATATGTCAGAAGATCAATGGTTGCAAGAAAGAACCAATGTTATTGAAGATCTTAAATTGAGATTCCGTCAAAATCAAATTGAACAAGAAGGAAATGATCCGGCTGTAACGGGTGTATCATTTGGCACGCCACACGATTTAGCATCAATTCATATGTCATCTGATGAGGTAGAAGAAAAAGATCAAGGAGGTCGTCCAAAAGAAGGAATCAAATTTGGACAACATAAAAATGAATTTGGATGGGATCCTACGGGTAAAAAAGAATTAGATCAAGCATTTCGTCCAGAAAATCAAAAAACAGCATTCCAACCAGACCCGGCATTTGTAAAAACAAAAACAGTTAATAACATTGCAGCAGAAAATCATGATATTTTAAAATATTTAAAAACAAAATCACCCAAAATATTAATGGAATCATTGAAATCTAAATCAATCGATGATAATTCAGATTCTGGTACTATGTTGGACGAAACTAATATTTTATAAAACTAAACATATTTATTAAAAAAACGAATACTGAAAAGGACTAATGAAAAAGCTCAAACATTCGAAATATAAAAATACCGGTCTTCTTTTTGAGATTTTGGTTCGAAAATTGACTTCTGAAACATTGTCTTCTGATAAAACAATAACTGTTGATATTATCAAAAAATACTTTGGTAAAAATACGGAATTATCAAAAGAATTGCAATTATATAATGCATTACTAAAAGAACATCAGTTTAAAAGTGAAGCACAAGCATTAGATTATATACGTAGTATAAAAAATACTCATAGTAAATTAAATCAGAGCATATTAAAACGACAAAAATATAATTTAGTAAAAGAAATTTCAGACAAATTTGTTTTTGAAAATATGGCAAAAATTCATATTTCTAATTATAAAACATTAGCATCAGTTTCCATGTTGTTTGAATATGATGAAACCGATAATCCAAAACAAATTATGGAATGCAAAAATGCTATTATACATAATACCTTAATTGCAGAACGAAAAAAAGAATATAAAGATCCAATTATTGAACAGTTTGAATCACAACCAAAAGATGTACGATTAATAACGTATAAATTGCTTGTTGATAAGTTTAATGAAAAATATTCTGGATTAGATGAATCGCAAAAACAACTTTTAAACAAGTATATTACCAATGTAAATGATACGGTTGCGTTGCGCGAATATATAGAAAAAATTATTCCGTCAATTAAAAAACAATTGGCTGAACAATCAAATTTGATTACAGATAAAGCTACAAAAATTAAAGTTAAAAAACTTTCTGAAATGTTATGCACTGTAGAAAATATGAAATCAATTAAAGAATCACATGTACTTTCTTTATTGCGATATTTTGATTTGATTAAAGAATTAAAAGGAGTTCATTAATGAAATCATTTTTAAAAGAAATTGAATCAAAATTTGTTGAATTAGATGATTCAATTGATTTGGATGCACAAGATGTCACTAATGAAGAAGAATTAGATGAAATATCTGCAACTGGTGGTGTAGCCGGATATAATATACCTGCTGCATTTGCTAAACCAGGAAAGTGGAAAAATAAAGATAAGACATATGAATCTGTAAATACTCCGCCTTCATTTCGTTGGAAAGATGATACATATCAACATCCGGAATCAGAAGAAGAAGTAATGAATGATAAATTTCCATTTAGTGATGATGATAAAGATTGGCATAATAATTCATATGAATATCCATCAAAACATATGCCAAATAAACCACGTCGCACATCTAATAATAAAATATCTGTTTTTGAAATGATGGATACTAAGTATGAACAACTTATTGAATCATATCGAGCATATTCAACGGGAGATGCAAAATCAACACCCGAACAAAAAATAAAACATACAATAAAAGAAGTAGCACGACAATTACAAGAAATTGAGCGCACTGTAAATTATGCATCTAAATTAAAAACAGAATCTGGAGTTGCTCGTAACGGATATGGTTCTGCAGTAGAATCGGCATTATCAAAAATTTCAGAAAGATTAATTAAAATATCAGAGCGCGTGAGAGCATTAGGAGAATAAAATGTCAAAACAACTAATAGTAGAATATATTCCATTTAAACCCGTTGGTTCATTAACTGAATCAAATGGTGCAACATATGGAATACCAGGAGGATTTGTTGTACAAGGTGTTTTACAACGAGCTGGTTCTAAAAATCAAAATGGTAGGATATATCCAAAACATATTCTAGAAAGAGAATGTCAACGCTATCAAACCGAATATATTAATCAACATAGAGCATTGGGGGAATTAGATCATCCAGAATCATCTGTTGTAAACTTAAACAATGTTTCTCACAATGTTTTAAAAATTTGGTGGAAAGGCGATGACTTGCACGGAGCTGTACAAGTTTTAGATACACCATCTGGTAAGATTCTTAAAGAACTTTTTAGAGCAGGAATTACTTTGGGAATTTCATCGCGCGGATTGGGTTCTGTTAAAGAATTGCGAAGTGAAGGCACTGTAGAAGTTCAAGAAGATTTTGAATTGATATGTTGGGACTTCGTATCTAATCCTTCAACCCATGGGGCTTTTATGCGCCCTACGCACATGAATGAATCTGTAAATAAAAATATAACAACAAATAAATACGTAAAAACAAACGAAATCATTACTTCAATTTTATGTGAAGATGGTAAATGTAGGATAATATAATGAAACAATTCACACTTAAATATTTGATTGAAACCATTAATGGTGATCATCAACAACCGTTATCGAAAGAAGAAAAACAAGCATTTACGGAAGCGGTAGCAAATTTTACAGCAATGGGAGAATCTGTATATGGAAAGGCAGATTTACATGAATTGTCTGAGCGAGTAAGAGACATTGTAGAAAAAGCACAACGCATAGTTACAGAAGATGCTGATTGGTTTAATGAAATTGCACACAAGAAAAACTTTAAACGACTTGAAGAAGATTATAGAATGTTTGAAGACACTGCAAAGGAAATGGCTCGTTTGCAAGAACGTTTAAGCATGGCATATGAAAATATTGGCCAAGGTTTAAATCGTTATTTTAAAGTTGGATAATTTGGATAGTATAAAAAAATTTAATATAATATAGGTGCATGATGAATAAATTTAAAAAATTGTATCGCGATTTTTTTGGGTTAACTGAAGCAACTGGTAAAATCGAAACCGATGATCCTGCTCAAGCTGAAACCATGGCAAAAAAAGGGATGAATGTTAAACTAGTTAAACCTGGTATGACTACTGAAGATTTAGATGCAGTTGGACATGAAGATGCAGATATTGATAATGATGGAAAACAAAATACCAAATCAGATCGATATTTAAAAAATCGAAGAATGGCACGCAAAAAAGCTATTCAAGAAATAGATATAGATGAGGCACAACTAGTTAACAATTTAACAGATTATCGAGGCGGCATCGAATATGTACTTCGCGATCCAGCAACTGCACAGCAAACTGCGAAAGAAATTCAAGAATGGGCTGAACGTAAAGGATTTACCGTAATTAAAAAAACAATTTCTGCATCAGGCAAAATAGGATATTTTTATTTTCGACTAGGACAAGATCCAGCATTAGAATCACAAAAGCTTCAAGGATATTTAGCACAAAAACCGGAACTAAAACATTTTAGATTTAATGTTAAACAACAAGCTTCAAAACAACCACAAAGAAAAATTTAATAGTTATATATGAACAAAAAACAAAAACAACACCAAAGCATTGTACCAGGCAATGCAACTGCAATAAATGTAGTAAATCGAGATTTAAGTTTTGCATTAAGAACATGGAAACGTAAAGTAAAAGATGCTGGCGTATTAGAATACGTTAAAGATAATCGTACTTTTACTAAACCTAGTGTTAAACGTAGAGACATGATATCGAAGGCTAAGTATAGTCAAAAAATGCAAGATTTGCAAAACAAATTTTAATTAATTTAAGAAAATTTAAAGTCCTAACATAAAAGTTGGGACTTTTTTACTGTTTTTTCAAACATACCTATATTTATTGTATGAATACGCTATCCGTTCTATATAGCGTTTATATTAAATAAAATATTCTATTAAGATTTCAAATAATCTTATTTCCAAAAAAAAAAACAAATTTAAGGAGAAAACATGGCAAAATCAGATTTGCTAAAAGAGGCAATCGCTGATGCAAAAGCTGTTAAAGAAACTGCTTTAGCAAACGCAAAAATTGCTTTACAAGAAGCATTTCGTCCAAGAGTAGAAGCAATGTTAGCAAAAGAATTGCAAAACGAAATTGATGGCGAAGAAGTGGCAACAGACGCAGGTGCTGTAGCTGGTCCAGAAACAGACGCAATGGGTGCAGAAGCGGGTGCAGAAGTAGAGGGTGATGATGATTTTACTTGGACAGATGATACATTATCAGCATCAGTTGGTGGTAATGATTATTCTTTTCAAGTAGGAATGGCAGGTGATGAAATGGGTGGAGAAGAAATGCCAGCTGAAGAACAACCAGTATCTGATGAAGAAATGACTGCTGAATACAACGAAGGCGATGATTTAAATATTGAATCAATCTTACGTGAGTTAGAAGGCGATCTAGAATCAGACGAAATGGCTATGGAAGGCTATGATGAAGAAGAAGATGATATGGGAATGCCTATGGAGGGGTATAAAAAATTAACTTCTTCAAAAATTGGCAAAGGTTCAAGAAAATTGACTGAAGACGACATGATGGGCGATTCAGACGAAATGGCAACCGAAGGCGACGAAATGTCTGATGCAGCATTAGAAGAAATTATTGAAGCAATTTTGCGTGAAGAAGAAGATGCAGACACATCAATGAAAATGAATCCAAACACTATGTCTGAAGAAGACAAAGATGAAATGATGGAAGCAATGGAAGATGAATTGACAGCTAAAGAAGACGAACTTAAAGAAGCATATCGCACAGTTAAACATCTTCAATCAGTTATCAATGAAGTAAATTTACTTAATGCAAAACTTCTTTACACAAACAAATTGTTCCGTAATTTTGAGTTATCAGAACCGCAAAAAATGAAAGTTATCGAAAATTTTGATAGGGCAGCAAATACACGTGAAGCAAAATTAGTTTTTGCTACATTGGCTGAAAGTTTTAAACGTCCTACCAAAAAACGAGTGGTTAAAGAATCTTATGCTTCAAGACCGACAACAACAACCGCTCCTAGAGTGGAAACAACACAAGTTTTATCTGAAGGCTTCGAATTAGCTAACAGATGGAAAAAATTAGCAGGATTATTGTAAAACAAAAAAAAAAACAAAAACAAAGGAAAAACGATGAGTATTTCAAACTTACTTCAAACAAATGACTTTGTTCAAAGAAACAATGCAAAAGCTTTATCTGCAAAGTGGGAAAGAACAGGTCTATTAGAAGGTCTTCGTGGTGAGACCGAAAGAGCCGGAATGGCACAATTGCTTGAAAACCAAGCACGTCAATTAGTAAAAGAATCGTCTGCAACAGGTACCGCACAAGGATCTGAAGAGTGGGCTGGTGTAGCACTTCCATTGGTACGTCGTATTTTTGCTGAATTTGCAGCAAAAGAATTCGTTTCAGTTCAGCCAATGAATTTGCCATCAGGACTTATTTTCTATCTAGATTTTAAATATGGTACGTCAGTTCCAGGATTTGATGACGATAACAACAACAGAACAGGTGATCCATTTGGAAATCCTAGCGCATTAGACTCAATGTTTGGTGTTACCACAACTGGTTCAGACGCAGCGGGTGGTCTTTATGGTGCAGGTCGTTTTGGATATTCAATTCCTTATACTTCTTCTGCAGGATTAGGATCAGCGGGTGCAGCAACTGGTTCTGCTCCAGGTTCTGGATCTGTAAATTTTGACGGTAATTATACGACTGCATTAGCTAGCTATAAAGTAGTAACCGTTAATGTACCTACTGATGCTGATTTATATGCAGTACGTTCTTGGACATTTGCTTCAGGATCTGCAGAAACTGAAATCGTTCCAATTCAAGCATTTTCAACAATTACTTCAAATTACACTGCATCATTTGTTGTAACAACCGCACAAGCAACTTCAATCCAAACTGCAATTAGTGCATCTAACTTTAAATTGCAGTATAGCAAACAACCTACCGATATTACTCGTGGTGATTTTGAAGATAAGAATCCATTTAAAGGATCTTCTGCTAATACGGGTGTTAACACTGGTGTTGATATTGATATCCCAGAAATTAACCTTGAAATGCAATCAGAGCCAATTGTTGCTAAAACACGTAAGTTGAAGGCAGTTTGGACACCTGAATTTGCTCAAGATTTAAATGCATACCACTCAATTGATGCTGAAGCTGAATTGACTTCAATGTTGTCTGAATATGTATCAATGGAAATCGATCTTGAAATCCTTGATATGTTGATTTCAGC